ATTCTGTAGTGAATTTCTTTAATAAAAATTTATCTTACTATGTAGAAAATATGAACTCTTATTGGTTTGACGATAAAGCTAATGTAGACATAGAGTTTCAAGATGAAAATGATGTTACACAGTTTGCAATTCGTTTTATAAGAGTATCTGACTTTGATTCAGCTATGGAAGTAGGCGCAGATTTAAATAATCTTACAAGAAGACCAGATCCGGGTGGAATGGTTTGGGAAACTGAAGGTACTTTTACTTTTACAGACACTAGCATGATTTTTACAAGCAAAGGAAATTCCAGTAACACTGAAAGTTTTACTGTACCTGCTGATGTTTCGACAGTTACTAAAATAAAATTCAGTAATATTGCTACAGATTTAACATACACAGGAAGCAATGAGAACGCCAGAGCTGGTACAGCGCTTAGAGTCGGTGGTGCATGGTTATAACAGAAGGAAGCTTATGTACTTAGAATCAAATGGGCTATACAGGACAGACAGTCTGTTTATAGAAAGAATAGCAAAGCGACATCGTGTTGCAGGACATACTCCAGTCTACTGTCTGTCAGAACGTACTAAACACAAAGACTGTGAAAAACTGTATGACCTATTCATAGACTGTGCAGACGAGTATGACTTTGCTATTAAAGCTTTCGGTTCTAAAGGACAGCTCGATAAACTGAAAGGTACTAAATGGTTTATGGATGGCTGGCAAGGTTGCCTTACCTTCCGTGGGTATAATGCATGGCTTGAGGATATGGCTGAACGTGATCACAGTATCGGTAAAGCAGCTATCCTTGCCAAGGCTCGTGAAGGTGATGTCAACGCAGCTAAGAAACTTGTTGATATGCATAAGAAGACTAATACCAAAGGACGGCCTAAGTCAGAAGATATTAAGCGGGAAGCCGTAGCTGCCGCCGAAGAAAAAGAAGACGTAGACAACGATCTTAAACGACTGAATGTAATTAAACTCCGAGGATAATATGGCCACTAAGAGAACTAAGGAACAAATCAAAGAAGCAGCAGAGAATGATTTGTTTACCTTTGCTTGTCTTGTTAACCATAACTATGCCTACGGAGATATACACGAAAGAGTTTACAGATGGTTATCAAATGATCATGCTTCTAAAAGACAGCTACTCCTTCTTCCGCGTGGACATCTGAAGTCTCATTGTATTGCAACATGGGCTGCGTGGGAGATTACTCGTAAGCCTTGGACAAGTATTGTTTATCTATCCGCTGCCGAAGACTTGGCAAAAGATCAGATATACGCAATAAAGAATATGATGACCAGTCCTATCTATCGTAGATACTGGCCAGACATGCTTAAGGAACGAGAGGGTGACAGAGAGAATTGGTCTGCTTACAGCTTTAACGTAGATCACCCAGCTCGTAAAGAACGTGGTATACGTGATCACACCATCATTGTTAAAACAGTTAAGGCAAACTTCGTAGGTCTACACTGCGACTCTATTGTATTTGACGACGTAGTTGTACCTAACAACGCATACACAGAAACAGGTCGTAGAGAAGTACAAAGAAGTCTATCCCAGTGTACTTCGATTCTTAACCCCGGCGGTTCTATTAAAGCAGTTGGTACTAGGTATCATCCTAGAGATGCATACCAAGATATGAAAGATGCTAAGTACCGCGTATGGGATGAAGTTGCTCGTGAGTTTATTACCGAGCTGCCTCTGTGGGAAGTGATGGAAGAAGTTGTAGAAGATCATGGGGATGGTACAGGAGATTTCCTGTGGCCCCGTATCTATTCAGAGGTTAACGATGCTTGGTATGGTTTTAATATACAAGAACTAGAACACATACAAGCAGATTATCGTTCTCGTAATGAGATGCCTCAATACTATGCACAGTATTATAATGATCCTAACGATGAGTCTACTAACCTGTTAGACCGAAGTGTCTTTCAATACTATGATCCTAAGTTCTTGCACAATACTCCCTTAGGTGTTAGATATAAAGATAAGAAGCTTAACCTTAAAGCTGCAATGGACGTAGCATGGACAGAGGTAACATCCTCTGGTGGTAAAGACCCTGACTATACAGCTATTGCTGTGGTAGGTGTAGATGAAGATGGTTATTATTATGTACTTGATCTTGCCAGATTCAGAACATCTAACTTCCAAGTATACTATGACAACGTAATATCTCTAGCAAATAAATGGGGCTTACGGAAGATCACAGTAGAGTCTAACGCAGGCGGTAAACTGGTAGCACAAGAGATACAAAGACTGTCCAGAGAAGCTGGCGGCCTTATCTCAGTTGAATCAAAGTCTAACGCAGGCTTTGGTGCTAAGTCAAAAGTAATGAGACAGTACGCAGTTGTAAACCCTAAATATGAATTGCAATCTGTATTTCACAGAAGGGAAGGCTTGACAAATGTTCTCGAAGAAGAACTTATACTTGAACGTCCTCCTCACGATGACTTAGTGGACGCATTAGGTATGGCTATGGAAGACTTGAAACCTCCTATGAAGTCACGTAACTATTTAGACGACGACAAAAAAGTAATCACTGATGCCCGGTTCGGTGGGCGTAAAGGAAGATAACAAATGGCATCTACTGGTTCTAATACAGCAGATTTTGAAAACGTCTTAAGCGCTCCAGACGACATTGCTAAAGATATAATGAATCTTTGGTGGCAATGGAAGTCTGCTCGTAGTGTAGCTGAGCAGCGTTGGGCAGAAGCAAAGCGTTATGTCTTTGCAACAAGTACGCGGGAAACAACCAACGTACACAATGAGTGGGACAACACAGTACACCGTCCCAAGCTTTACCATATTTATAATAACTTGTTGGTTAATACTGACTTTAGCTTGTTCCCCAAATCGGACTGGCTAGAGTTTATATCTTATGATCAGCAAGATGATTCTAAGGCTAAGCGTGAAGCGGCTGTAGCATACCTCCGAACTAAGCACAGGTTATCAGGCTTCCGTCGTATTATACGTAAACTTATTGCAGATTGGTTGTTGTATGGCAACTGTTTTGCAGGCGTTGAATACGTTACAGAGAAAGCAATGGACCCCTTCAGTGGGGAAGAAGTGGTGTCTTATCAGGGACCACGCCCATATCGAATTTCTCCTTACGACATTGTATTTAACCCAACAGCATTATCGTTTGAAGATAGCCCTAAGATTGTAAAGATATACAAATCATTAGGAGAGATCGAAGAGGAAATCATGAACGGCAACAGCCGGTTCGATGAAGAAACTCTGAACAAAATGAAACAAGACCGTATCGCTGTTAATGATAATCATCAGACAGAGATGGATAAAAATAAAGCCCGCGCCTTTGCAGGAGATGGTTTTGGCGAGATCACAGAGTATTACAACTCTGGGCATGTTCTTATTCATGAGTTCTACGGAGATATTTACGACAAGTATAGCAATACCTTCTTGAAGAATCATGTTGTTACTATTGCAGACGGTCGCTATGTACTTCGTAAAGAACCATTAAATACCTACAGTGGTAAGCCAAATATATTCCACGGAGTATGGAAAGACACTCCAGATTCTATCTGGGGTTTTGGTCCATTAAATAACTTAGTAGGTATGCAATACAGGATCAACCATCTTGAGAATGCTAAGTCTGATGCATTTGATCAGATGCTTGAACCTGACATGGTATTCCAAGGCGATCCTGAGATCAAACGTGTTGGCGCAGCTATTCATTATTTTGTTTCAGAGCAGGGGGCCGTTAATCCTTTAGCGCCCGATACTACGGTACTTAACGCAGACTTCCAGATTCAGAAACTTGAGAATGATATGGAAGCTTATGCAGGTGCCCCAAGAGAAGCTGTAGGCATACGTAGTCCCGGAGAAAAGACAGCTTTTGAAGTACAAGCACTTGTCTCCGCTGCTAATCGTGTGTTTGAATATCAGACGAATATCTTCTCAGAGTTCTTAGAACAAGTTATCAATGCTGAACTTGAATCTGCTAAACAAAATTTATCAGGTTCTGATGTTATTAGTATCCTTAACAGAGATTATGGTATTGAGCAATTCACTAAGATCACAAGAGAAGATCTACGTTCTAACGGTAAGGTAGTACCAGTAGGTGCTAGAGACAGTGCAAGGAAGTCGCGTCTAGCACAACAATTACAGCAGTTCTACCAGACTGGTATGCAAGACCCAGAGGTTGTACAACACTTCCCTGCTAAGAAAGTGGCAGTCATGTGGTCAGAGATTCTTGATATTGAAAATCTGTTTGAACCGTATGGACGTATTCCTGAGAGACTTGAAGCACAACGCTTGCAGATGTCAGCGCAGGAAATGTTAGAAGAAGAGTCGATGATTGACCCAACAGGACTAAGTGAGGAGCAACCCATTGGCTAATTTACAGAAGTATAAGTTTGAAGTAAGTTCAGTATTAGAACGCGGTTTAACAGCACAGCAAACTTCAGAGATAAAAGAAGACTTAAAGTTTGCTAGACGTTATCTTAACGCACTTACTGATCGTATCGAAAAAGAACTTGAAAACAAAATAGAAGAATCAGAAGGAGTGTTCAACTATGAACAACCTAATTGGGCTTACAAACAAGCAGAGCTTTTAGGTTATAGGCGAGCACTCCGTAAAATAAAAGAATTTATTCGACCGATAGAGAATGAGGAATAAAATGACCGACCAAGAAAGGTTCGTACAAGACAGCAACGGACAAAACCAAAACACCAATCAAGAGTTCAAGCAAGGCGACAACCAAGCTAGTAACACTGACGGTGTAGATACTCGTGATCCACAGTATCAGTTACAGGTTATGCAACAGCGCTTATCAGATAAAGACGAGTTTATAAACACTCTTAAAGAAGAGAACCAACAAACTCGTGAGATGTATGCATCTCTTGAAGAGCGTATGCAGAACCTTAGCAATATAGAAGAGGTTTTGAACAAGAGAAACGAACAAGACGTTGGTAATCAAGAAACAACCGGCCTTGACGAAGACGCGCTTGTAGGTAAAGTTATCGAAAACCTCGATAAAAAGCAAGCCGAACAAGCTCAAGCACAGAATTACAATCAAGTGTTGTCACGTCTGAGCAATGAGTACGGTGAGCATATTGAAGATAAAGTCTCAGAAGCTGCACAAGCTAATGGACTTTCTGTTGAAGATATGAGGAATACTGCACGTAAGTCTCCCAAAGCTTTCTACCGTCTAATGGGACTTGAAGCTGGGCCACAACGTCAGACGACTCCTCCACCTACACGCGGAAGTCAAACTCCTCCGCAAGATAACCAAACGAAAGACTTTGCGTACTACTCAAATCTAATGAGAACTAATCCACGCGAATATTGGAAACCAGAAACACAGCGTGAGTTCCGCAGGCTCTTTCAAAAAGATAAATAATAATTAGGAGCTATTAACATGGCTGGTATTGATCAAACTTGGGGTAGCACCCACCTTCAGCGCAATGAGATTTTCTCAATGCAGCTCAAGGAAATGTTGCGCGATGAACTCATCGCAGGTCAGTTTGTACGTCAACTGTCTGACATCCCGTCCGACTCTATCCGTACAGAACTGAAGATTAACTCTATTGGTACTCTGGAAGTATCTGACTGGAATGAGTCTGTATCTCTTCCGGGTCAGCGTATGGACACTGGTCAGTTCACCTTCAACATCGACGAATATAAAGGTGTTAAGGTTCCGTTTACTGATCACTTCTTCGAGACTTCTTTCATGGCAAACGACGTTCTGTCTCAGACTCCGGTCGAGATGAAGCGTGCTATGGACGAGTATTATGAAACTAAGGTAATGGAGCTGGCTAACGACCAGACCAACAACAACGCTAACGCTATCAATGGCGCTAAGCACCGTTTTGTTGGTGGTGGTGATGGCACTTCTCTGCCGACTAACGCTCTGACCCTTGAAGACTTCTCTTACGCTCGTTACGCTCTCCAGAAAGCTAACGTGCCGATGACTGGTCTGGTCTGTGTAGTTGGTCCTGAGCAAGAGCACATTATCAACACTCTGACTAACATTGTCAACGTATCCAACAACCCGATGTGGGAAGGTATTATTACCACTGGTATGGGTGATATGACTGGTACTCGATTCCTTAAGAATATTTATGGTTTCGACATCTATGTATCCAACCGTCTTGCACTTACTGATGCTGATGAAGCGGCTCTGACTACCTACGATGATACTTCTGTTGGAGACAGCACTGGTTATCAGGCTAATATGTTCTTCAGCATGGCTAGCGACATGAGCAAGCCATTTGTTGGTGCATGGGGACGTACCCCGCGTATGGTAAGCTGGCGCGATGAGGACATCGAGACTGAATATCATCAGTTGACTGGTTCATTCGGCCTTGGTCTGTATCGTCCTGAGTCCCTCGTGACTGTACTGACTAACCCTGCTGCATACTAATAGCTATTAAGGAGAACTAATATGGCTACTGCAAACTCTTGGATCAATGCAGATGGTGTCGAAGTAAACTTCGGCCCCGTTACTGCTGATTCACTACGTGGTAATCCCCAGCACACTAAGGGCAAAATCAAAGAACTCCAAATGGATGTTGATGTTGATGGCGGCCTT